AGTTAGTTTACGATTCCAGTACTGGAGAGATGCGTGACGATAAAAAGCACATGAGTATGCTAGAAGATTTCTGGTTACCACGTAGAGAAGGTGGTAGAGGAACTGAAATTACTACATTGCCAGGTGGTCAAAACCTAGGTGAACTCAAGGATGTTGAGTATTTTAAAAAGAAATTATTTAACAGTTTAAACCTACCTCCATCACGTCTTACAGATGACAATAAAGGATTTAATCTAGGTAAGACAACAGAAGTTCTCCGTGACGAACTTAAGTTTACTAAGTTCATTGGCCGTCTTCGCAAGAGATTTAGCGAGATGTTCCAAGACATGCTTAAGACTCAACTCATCCTGAAAGGAGTAATTGCTCCTGAAGATTGGGAAGACATGAAAGAGCATATGCAATATGACTTTCTGTTTGATAATCATTTTAATGAATTAAAAAATATTGAGATGATGAACCAAAGAATGATGACTGTCACACAGATGGATCCTTTTGTTGGAAAGTATTTCTCTGTGGAGTATGTTCGTAAAGAAATTCTTGGACAGACTCATAAAGATATGCGTGAGATTGATAAGCAAATTAAAGGAGATATTTCTTCTGGTCTTGCACTTGATCCAGCAGAAACAAATACTTTGGATCAACTCACTCAAGCAAATACTGCACTCGCTCCTGAAATACAAGCAATACAAGCAGATGATGCTGCAGAAAGAGATGCATCTGCAGCTGATGACGCTCTCGCAAGAGACCTTAAAAGAGCTAAGTCCGCACCTAAACCTACAACAAATACTAAATAGAATATACTGAACTCATATTATGGCAGAACATACTGAAGCTGATCCATTCCAAGGAGAAGTAAACATCGTCAATAAAATTGCCGATAACAAACGCTCTGATGCAATCAATGCAATTCAGGACATGTTATTTGCTAAAGCATCTGATGCTATGGCAGGTTATAAAAAATCTGTTGCGAATACATATTTTGATGAACCCACAGAAACAGAAACGGAAGTAACCGATGAAACTGATAACGGAAACGATTGAAAACGTCAAACTAATTACTGAAGAGAAGAATGGAAAAAAACTTCTCTACATTGAAGGTGTTTTCTTACAATCAGAACTAAAAAATCGTAATGGTCGTATGTATCCTTTTAGTGTCCTTGAACGTGAAGTCAAGAGATACAATGAAGAATATGTAAAATCAAAACGTGCTTTAGGTGAACTTGGTCATCCAGATGGTCCTACTATCAACCTTGATAGAGTATCTCATAGAATCACAGATCTCCGCGCTGAAGGTAATAACTTTATCGGTAAGGCACAGATCCTTGATACACCAATGGGTAACATCGCAAAGAACTTACTTGGCGAAGGTGTTCAGTTAGGTGTTTCCTCTCGTGGTATGGGAAGCATTCAAAAAGTAGAAGACTGCAATGTTGTTGCAGATGACTTCATGCTTACCACTGCTGCTGATATAGTAGCAGATCCTTCCGCACCAGATGCATTCGTCAATGGCATCATGGAAGGAAAAGAATGGGTTTGGTGTAATGGTATACTAAAGGAAACTGAAGTTGCTAAATATAAAGGAATCATGGACGCCTCGTCGCGTCAGGAATTGGAAGAGAAGACCCTCAAAGTGTTTGAGGATTTCCTCGGAAAACTTTGATTTATAAATAAACTTAGATTAATTATACGGAAATTAAGAGGAAAACTCAGATGTCAGACAAGCTTAACGAAAAATTTGAGGAGTTAGTTACCGAGCAAAAGGTGATTGTAGAAGGTGGCGATCCGATGCCAACAGTTTCTGCAAACGTTGTACCTGGCACTGGTAGCGAACCTTCACAGGTTTCTGACGCACAGACTGGTTCTGGCGGAAAAGATCCTGCACCAACTGTTGATGCTAGTAAATCATATGGTCAATCTGCTCCTACGGATCTTGGCGGAACATCCACCACTCCTAATGAGCATGACGATGATGGAGAACCAAATCCAGGTGCTAAGGCAGCCGCTCCAGTAGGAGACAAAGCAGCACAAAGCGATGGATCTGCTCAAACATCTAGTATCAAGGATGCTGGTGATATGGGCACACAACCTACAGTTGGTGCTGATGTAGCATACGCAACTAGCACTGGATCTGAGGTATCATATCCTATCAAACCTTCGTTTGAGGATCTTGACGTTTCCGCAGACGTTAAAGCCCTAGTAGAGGGCACAGAACTCTCTGAGAAATTTGCTGAGAAAGCAAAGATCATTTTTGAATCTGCTGTAAAAGCAAAAATTTCTTCAGAGTATGACAAGCTTGTAGAACACTTTGCCGACGAATTGGATAAGCAAGTAAACGCTGCTAAGGCAGAATTATCCGAGGAAGTTAATGGTACAGTTAACTACGCCATAGGTCAATGGATGGAGACTAATCAAGTAGCCGTTGATCGTGGAATCAGAAATGAGATCACAGAAGACTTCATTGCGGGTCTAAAGGGTCTCTTTGAGGAGCACTACATTTCTATCCCAGACGAGAAAGTCGATGTGGTAGAAGGTATGGCTGACTCTATTCGTGAAATGGAATCACGCCTTGACGAACAGGTCAAAGCTAATGTGAAATTACAAAAGCGTCTTGACGAATCTGCAAGAACAGTTATTCTGAAGAATGTTTCAGAAGGACTAGCAGATACTCAGAAGGACAAACTCGCTGCACTCGCTGAGAGTCTAGAGTTTACATCTGAAGAGGAATTCTCTAAGAAGGTTACTACCATCAAGGAGTCTTACTTTACAGAAAAAACTGTAACACCAAGTGAAGTTGCAGACGAAACTCCAGTATTAGGAGCATCAGATAAGGATATTAGTCCAGCAATGGCACAGTATCTTGATGCGATGAATCGTTGGGGTCAATAAATTATAAATCTATTTTTCTTAAAAGAGCAAAATGTTTAACTCAAAAGCTCTAACAGAGAAGTGGTCACCTGTTCTAAGTCATGAAGGTGCTGGCACCATCAAAGACAATTATAGAAAAGCTGTTACCGCTGTTTTGTTAGAAAACACAGAGGCTACATTAAGAGAAGAACGTGGAATGATCAATGAAGCATCCAACACAGTTGGTGCCATTGGTACAAGCGGTCTATCTGGTAGTGGTCTTGCTACAAATACAGGTGGTCTAGCTGGTTTCGATCCAGTGATGATTAGCCTCATCCGTCGTGCTATGCCAAACTTGGTAGCATACGACATCTGTGGTGTACAACCAATGAGCGGTCCTACAGGACTAATCTTTGCAATGAAGTCACACTATCAGCAAAATGGATCTGCACTAAGAGCTGGAAACGAAGCACTCTTCAACGAACCAGATCCTAACTTCTCTGGTAACACACAAGGACCTGCTGCATTCAACGACCCTGCATCTCCTCTTGGAGACGGTGGTTCAACAGATGCTAACCCAGGTTTACTTAACGATACATCTGGTGGTGGTACAACTGCTGGTAACTACGAGCGTCAAGCTGGTAATATCGCTAGAGAAGATGCTGAAGCATTAGGATCTGGATCTACTCTCTTTAACGAGATGAGTTTCAGTATAGAGAAAACTTCTGTTACTGCTAAAACAAGAGCACTAAAGGCAGAGTACACTCTAGAACTAGCACAAGACTTGAAAGCAATTCACGGTCTTGATGCAGAGCAGGAACTTGCTAACTTACTATCAAGTGAGATCCTTGCTGAAATCAACCGTGAGGTTGTTAGAACTGTTTATACAGTTGCTAAGTCAGGTGCACAAAACAACGTTGCAAACGCTGGTGTATTTGATCTAGACGTAGATAGTAACGGAAGATGGTCAGTTGAGAAATTCAAAGGACTTATGTTCCAAATCGAAAGAGATGCAAACGCAATCGCACAGCAAACTCGTAGAGGAAAGGGTAACTTTATCCTAACATCTGCAGACGTTGCTTCTGCTCTTGCTATGTCTGGTACTCTAGACTACTCTTCTGGTTTAACAGGTGCTGGTGGTCCTTCAATTGGTGAAGTAGACGACACAGGTAACCTTTTAGTTGGTACAATGAATGGTCGCATCAAAGTTTATGTTGACCCTTACTCAGCAAACGTATCTAATACACACTACTATGTTGTAGGATACAAAGGTACATCACCTTACGATGCTGGATTATTCTATTGTCCATATGTGCCCCTACAGATGTTAAGAAGCATCGACCCATCTACCTTCCAACCAAAAATTGGTTTCAAGACTAGATACGGTATGGTTGCTAACCCATTTGTACTTAACGGAAGCACTCCTGATGCTGAAGCTCTTACACACGGTAAGAACCAGTACTACAGAAGAGTTAGAGTAGCAAATCTAACATAAGTGTGGAAAACTCCCTAACATTGTTAGGAAACACAAACAGGGATCCTACGGGATCCCTTTTTTTATGCTTAAATATAAGTAGAGTAAAAAAATCCATGGACGATTATTGGCAATGAATCAATCATCTGTTATACTATTGTTATGCTTATCACCGTTACTGGTGATATTTCTTGTAATTAAAATTTCACTGTGGATTACTGAAACCATGAGATTTAGTTCAGAAACAGATAAACTAAAACGAATGCAACACGGACCTTACATCGTCTGGGACGAGGAGGATGATCTAGATGAATAACAAAATTAAACACTACCTAAAAACTAACGACATGTTATCTCAATACGGAAGAAACCTAATTTCTCAAGACAACAAAGTAAAAAAAGCATACGAAAAACCATTCTTTAAGACCAAGAAACAAACTATGGTTAGTAAAGAAGAAGTTGAAGATATGATTGAGTTTGCTATCAACCAACACAATAGAAACGCTGGTCTAATTAGTATGGCACTAGGGTTTGCATTTATTGCCTTGTTTGCTGATGGTCTATTCAGAGTGTTAGGTTTAATACCTCCGTTTATGGGTATTGATGTGAGTGTCGTACAAGACGTAGTAGATAAACTAAAAGACGAAGTGCTAAGACAAACATAAATACTAAGTAGTCGAGATATTAACATGCCTTTAGGCGGAGCAGATTGGTATAAAGAACAACCAACCAATAGAAACTTTTTAAACCCTATTGGTTTTATCCTCAAACTAGAAAAGTTTGAAGGTGTAGATTTCTTTTGTCAATCAGCAAACCTTCCTGATATCAACATGCCTAGTACTCAGGTAGCAAGTCAATTTAGAAACTTGCCTATTATACCTGGTGGAGGAGTAGAGTTTGGTGATCTTTCAGTGACCTTTATTGTAGATGAAGATCTAAAGAACTACAACAGTATATACAAATGGATGCGTGACAATGGTAATGCGGATCAGATGGCGAGAGAGACACCAGAGGAAGATATATTTACTAATGGTCAATTACTGATAACCACCAGTGCATTCAACCCTGCATTTGTAGTAGACTATCAGAATTTATTCCCTGTAGCACTGACAAATTTGCAATTTGATGCTACAATAGGAGATGTAGAGTACATTACTGCACAGGTTACATTTAAACATCAGCAGTTCTTCCTACGTGATAAAACATTTAAGAAAATATGAATTTTGATTCTCTTCATAATAAATTTCAAAAACTTAGAGAAGAATGGGCAGAAGATAGTCATGTAGACTTTCAATTTAAGAACAAACAATATAGTGCTGACTTAGGACAACTCGCATTAGACATACCTTTCCAACACAATAAATACTTAAACCATTACACTGACATATCTCAAATAAAAACTTCTCTAGAGTTTGAAATTCGTAAATTAGTAAAGGACAAACGTGAATACTATTCTGGTGAAGCAGATGCTAAGACGTATGCTGCTAAACCATTTGGATCACATATAAAGACAACTGAAAAGATGAAGGTCTACATAGAGTCTGATGATGAGATCATCAATCTAGAAGCAAAGATCAAGTATCTAGAACAGATGATGTACTTTCTAGATCAGGTTATGAAACAAATATCAAATAGAGGTTTTCAAATAAAAAGTGCCATTGAGTGGGAAAAGTTTGTTAATGGACAATAATGACACATCTTACAGTAAAGAAAAAGAATGAAGTTTATATAACTATTCATTCTAATGAAGAATACGTCCATAGAGAACTAGCAGACTACTTCACATTTGAAGTACCAGAAGCTAAGTTTTTAAAAAGAAATCCTAGATACAAATATTGGGATGGAACTATACGTCTATACTCTCCTGCTACAGGAGACTTGTATCATGGTTTAATGAAACATGTACAGACATGGGCAGATGAAAAACAATATATTGTAGAGTATGAAAAGAATGATTGGTACGGAGATATAGAAGATGATAATAAATTTGTATCTCCTGCAGGTGTTAAACACTTCATGGATAAAATTTCCAATATAAAACCTCGTGACTACCAATACAAAGCAGTCTACGAGGCTATAAAATATAATAGAAAACTTTTACTTTCTCCTACGGGATCTGGAAAGTCTCTCATGATCTACGCCATAGTCAGATACTATGCTGCCACCGCAAAGAAGATACTTATAGTCGTCCCAACTACATCCCTCGTTGAGCAAATGGTCAATGATTTTATTTCTTACGGGTGGAATGCTGATGACTTTATTCATAAGATCTATGGTGGTAAAGATAAGGTTACTGATAAGAATATTATTATATCAACTTGGCAATCAATTTACAAGTTTCCCAAGAGATATTTTGATGATATAGATTGTGTCATTGGTGATGAAGCACATCTATTTAAGAGTAAATCATTAACTGGCATCATGACTAAGTTGCATAATGCTAAGTACAGATTTGGATTTACTGGAACACTAGATGGATCTAAGACTCATAAGTGGGTACTAGAAGGACTCTTTGGTGAGTGTGAACGAGTTACCAAAACAGATGATTTAATCAAAGAGGGTTACCTTTCTAAGTTTAGGATAAAAGTTCTACTTTGTAAACATGCTCCACAACATTTTGAATCATATCATGACGAGATGGAATATCTCGTGGAGCATAAAGGAAGAAACAACTTAATTAAAAATTTAGTTAATGATCTAGATGGTAACACCCTAGTACTATTTAACTACGTAGAGAAGCACGGAGAACCACTTTACGAATTGATAAATAATATCATAGACCCTGAGCGAAAACTGTTTTTTGTTCATGGTGGAACTGAAGTAGAAGACCGAGAAGAAGTTCGCCAAATTACAGAAACAGAATCAAATGCAATTATCGTTGCCTCTTACGGCACCTTCTCAACTGGAATTAACATTAAGCGTCTTCACAACATCATATTTGCCTCGCCATCAAAGTCTAGAATTAGAAACCTACAATCAATTGGTAGAGTTCTCAGAAAAGGTGAAGGTAAAGAGATAGCAACCTTGTACGATATAGCTGATGACATCGGCGGTCAAAATTATACACTTCGTCATTTGAATGAAAGAGTTAACATTTATAATGATGAGAATTTTAAATATGAAGTTATTAAAGTAAACCTTAGAGCAAGTTAAATATGGAAGAAGAATTTTTCGCTACCGTAAAATTAATTACTGGAGAGGAGATAGTCTCTAAGGTAGTT